GTAGGAGGGATTATTAGCTTAACTATGACTTACTCTACCCTTACTAAACAAATAGAGCTTAATAAGCAAGAAATAGAGGTTGCTAAAAAGCTACCACCTGCTCAATCATTAGAAGTTGTAAAACAAAGAATAGAGTTTCTTGAAGGACAAATAGAATCCAAAGATAAACGACTAGATAAAATAGAAGATAAAATATATAAAAGATGAACAAGTTAATTGAGTTTGTCTTTATGATAGTAATCATATTAGTAATTGGCTCATTTACTGTTTTACCTTTATCATAAATAATATGACAAAACCAATCGAATTAGGAGAAAATTCTAAAATACAATTAGACCTTAAAAGTTTAATAGGTATAATATTAGGTATATTGTCTATAACAGGTGTTTGGTTCACTTTAACTGCTGAAATTGCTACACTACAAATGGATGTAGCACGACTACAATATAATCAAAGTTTAAATGACGAATTTAGAATAAAATGGCCAAGAGGAGAATTAGGTGCTTTACCTGCTGATGGCAGACAAGATTTGAAAATTGAATATATGGAAAAAGAATTAGAAGAAATATATATAATACTTAAAGAATTAAAATGATAGAAACACTTAGGCACTTACTTGGAATTTGTGGCGAAAGTCATATTAACATTTACACAATTATTTTATCAATAATTATTTTAAAATTTATTTATGAAAAATATACTAGCAAAACTATTTGGAGGAGCAGCGGGAGGAGTAGCAGAGAAGATATCTAACATCATAGCTAAACATACTTTTTCTAAAGAAGATAGAGCAAGGTTTGAAAATGAGATGACAAAAGTGTTAATAGATGCAGAAGCTGATATGCAACAAAACGTAACAGAGCGTTGGAAAACTGATATGTCTAGTGATAGTTGGTTAAGTAAGAATGTAAGACCTTTAGTATTAATCTTTTTAGTTGTATCTACTGTTCTAATGGTGTTTATAGATGCAGGTGTTATTTCGTTTGAAGTTAAAGAAAGTTGGATTGATTTGTTACAGTTAGTGCTTATAACAGTCATAGGAGCTTATTTTGGGGGTCGTAGTTACGAGAAAATAAAAAAGTAATGGCAAAGGTTACCTCAACTAATTATCGTGCCTCTAAACGCACTAAAAGACCTAATGTACATTCTAAGAACGCAAGTAAGGGTCAAGTAAAGTTTAAAAAGAAATATAGAGGACAAGGCAGATAAATATTTTTTTATATATTTGTCAATGCTAATAGCTAAACTTGCACAACCTAATAAAGTTGGACGGTGCTTGGAACAGGCACTTTAAATTTCTTTTTTGTAGGTTTTTTCTTTCTTTTTCTTTTTACTCTTTTTCTTTTTCTTTCTTTTTAGTTATAAATTCTTATATTAGTAAAATGAGAAAGGTATCACGTAAAACACTTGTAAAGAAGTTAGATACGATATTTTCAATATATATTAGATTACGTAAAGCTAATAAGCAAGGTATAGTTACTTGTTATACTTGTGGAAAGAAAGACCACTATAAAAAAATGCAGAACGGACATTTTATGTCTAGAAAATCTTACTCAACAAGATGGGAAGAATTAAACTGCCAAGTACAATGCTATGCCTGTAATGTAATGAGATATGGTGAACAATATAAGTACGGACTAGAACTCCAAAAAGAATACTATAAAGATTTACCTGAAGAACTATTAATACAATCTAAACAAATTGTAAAGTTCTCTAATATAGATTTAGAAGAAATGATAAATAAATATAAAATATTAGTAGAGAAAAGAAAAAAAGAATTATATTTGTAGAATATCTGTTTTTACGCAGGTCTGTAATCTTTTTGTTTTGAAAGGGGGAATTAATCTTCTCCCTTTTTTTTTGTAAAATACTTGACTTGTATTGTTTTTTTATTTACATTTGTTAAAAACAAACATTATAGATATGCCAAAAAACTTTCACACTATTAACCTATCATTAGAAGAATTAGACATTATAAAGATGTCATTAAAACACTCAGTTAAAACTGCTGACTGGGATTTGTACAATGATAGTAAAGCAGAATTAATCCTAAAACAAATAGATAAACTATGACTTACACAGAAGATTACATTAGACAGCTACAATTTCAAGTAGAAGCATTACAAAAAGAAAATGCAAATTTAAGAATTAAGAATTTATCACTATCTTCAACTAGTGAAATTAAAGAACAAGAAGAATCAAATAACTATTATAAATCTAAACAATGAAAAGTAAAATCACTCACGTAGAATCTAAAGGGACTTGGTCTAATACATCTGGTTCTTTTAATAAATTTCAAGTATCATTAGCAAATGGTAACTCTTACAGCTTTCTAGCAAAAGGAGAATTTAAAAAGAAAGTAGGAGAAGAAATAGAATATAAAATTACAAATGAAAAGTATGGTACAGCTAGTATAATATATCCTAAACCACAAACATCTTTTAGTAAACCTCTTGACACTCACAATTCAATACTAAAACAAGTAGCATTTAAAGGAGCTATAGAACTTGCTAAAGTTGGCAAAATAAAAATTGAAGAAATAAGAGAGTTTACAAATGAATTTAACGAAATATTAAAATAATAATTATGCAAATCACAGGAACAATTAAAAAAATCAATGAATTAAAAGTATTCGGAGGTAACAACTTTAGAATAAGAAGTATGGTATTAGTAACAAATGACAAATACCCACAAACATTACAAGTAGAGTTTACACAGGATAGAGTTAATCTACTAGACCATTACACAGAAGGTTCTTTTGTAAAGACATCAATTAACCTAAAGGGTAGAGAATGGGAAAATCCTAAAACTAATGAAGTAAAGGTATTTAACACTATAGAGGGGTGGAAGATAGAAGATGATGTAGAACAAGTAACAGCTTCAGAACAAAGTCCTGATAGAAGCGATGATTTACCATTTTAAATGACTGCTGAAGAAAGAAAAAAAGCTCCTGTTTATTCAGGGGTTTTAAATTATTTTCCAGATGCTATTTTAGAAGTGGCAAAAGTTTCTTATATTGGTAATCAGCAACACCATCCAGACAAACCTTTGCATTGGGATAGAAACAAGAGTACAGACGAATTAGACGCTCTTACAAGACATTTAATAGACGCAGGTAAATTAGATTCAGATGGTATGAGACATTCAGCAAAGGTAGCTTGGAGAGCTTTAGCTAACTTACAAAAGGAAATAGAAAACGATTAATATGTTAATAAACTTTGACGACCAGATAGATAAACTTTATAAAATAAGAAATGGTCAAATGGTTGAAGGATTAACATTAGGATTCCCAGAAATAGACGAATATTTTAGATTTAAGGCAGGTAATTTTCTTGTATGCCTTGGACACGCAAACGTAGGTAAAACGACTGTTATACTTTATTTAATGTTGCTTTATTCATTAAAGCATAATACAAGATGGTTAGTATTTTCTAGTGAGAATGATGCACACAGTATTATAAGAAAACTAATAGAGTTCTTAGCTGCTAAACCAATCAACAAAATTCCTGAAGAAGAATTTAACAAACACAAAGAATTTATATTTCATCAATTTAAGATTATTGACACTAACCAATTACATACATATAAATCTTTATTAACTTTAGCTACTAATATTAAAAAAGCGTGGAACTACCAAGGGTTCTTAATAGACCCTTATAACTCTTTAATGAAGGATAGAGATATGTTAAAAGGAATTAACTCACACGATTATGATTATGAGGCAACGTCTGAGATACGATTATTCTGTAAAACTCATAATGTATCAGTATGGTTAAACACTCACGCAGCTACAGAATCTTTAAGAAAGAAACATAATATACAAGATGAATACGCAGGACATCCAATACCTCCTATGGCTAGTGATGTAGAGGGTGGTGGTAAGTTTGTAAATAGAAGTGATGAGTTTATAGTAATTCACAGATATACACAACACCCTACAGATTGGATGTATAATCACATACACGTAAGAAAAGTAAAAGATATTGATACAGGTGGGAGACCTACTCCATTAGATGAACCTATAAAACTAAAATCAATTTTAAATAATGTAGGATTCCAAATTAATGGAAGTAATTTAATTAGTCCTACTATGACAGAACAAGTTAACTTTCCATTTTGAAAACACCAGTAGAAATAGCGTATAAGAAACATAATCAATGGACAGATATTGTTATAACTTTTGGAGGTTTAAATAAAGAAGAAGCTGAAGATATAGTACAAACTATGTATATTCTTTTAATCAAAAATACCAGGAAAGGTATTGACTTTATGTACGGTGATGAAATAAACTATTATTATGTATTTAAATTATTAAGAGGTTTGTATGTAGATTTGATTAGAAAGAAAAGTAAAGTTAAATTAGTTAGCTTAGAAAATATAGAACCTATTACAGAGATTGACCATAACAACTATGATGAGGTCTATCAGAAGCTACAGGAGATACTAAAAGATATGTACTGGTACGATAAAAAAGTATATGAAATAGTAGAAGATGGCACTAATATAAGTGAACTATCCAGAAAAAGTAAAATAAGTTATTACAGCTTATACAATACATATAAGAAAGTTAAACAGAAACTAAAAGAAAATTTATAGTGGTAATTAATCAAATATATATTTTAGATGAAAGTGAACAAAAGATAGTTGAACTTTGTGCTATGCAAAGGCAAAACAATAAAAGTAAAACAGGTTGGGATGGTTATAAAACAGTAAATGTTAAATCTGATGTAGAATTAAATATAGTTGGCTTTGGTGGTGAGTTTATTTTTGCTAGAGAAAACAATTTATATCCAGATTTTAAAATACATAACACATCTAAACAATTACAAACAGATAATTATGATGCTGTATGGAATGGATATTCTGTTGATATAAAAGTTAATAGAAACAAAAATAATCCTTTGATGATTCCTAAATATGCTAAAAGTAATTGCAAGATATTTGCATTATTTACTTGTAATTATCCTGAATATATATTTGAAGGTTTTATAACAAACGAAATAATATTCCAAGAAAAAAATCTAAAAATGACAAGAGTAGAAGCATATGTAATTGAAAAGAAAAACTTATTAAGCCATATAGAATTAAATAATATATTATGAAACTAGGAAACTTAGTAGAACTTATAACAACATACACAGGAATAAAATACATAGTGGATACTTACCATAGTGTGAGGGGAACTAAGTGTGAATGTGACAAAAGAAAAGATGCTTTAAATCAATTTAAAATAGACAGAAATGGAATCACAAAAGTTTAGTAAAGAAGAATATAAAAACTGGACAGAGTTTAAATCTGCTAATGGTAAAAGCATAAATAGAAAAGAACAAGAGTTAATAGCTAAACTACATTCTAAGTACTTTAAGCACTCGTATTATTTACCTTGTACTTGCACTCCAAAAACATATATAGCGTGGATTAAACAACTTAATGATATTTACGCTAATGGGATTAAATAAGATACACTTATATGAACAAACAGTAGTCAAGGTACTAAACTTAGATAACTGGGATTTAAAATGGTCAGGTAATGGCTTTGAGCATTATGATGCTGAAGGATATACTCCTAAGGGACATAGATGCGTAATAGAAATGAAATTTAGAAATAAATACTATGAAGAAAAGATGTTAGAAGTATTTAAGTATGAACAACTTATAAGTATGGATTCTGAAATTGTTAAGCTCTATTTTGTATCAGACCCTAAAGGAAACTACTTGTATTGGTTGAACTATTTAGAGATGCCTGAACCTGTAGAAATGTATTGTCCTGATACTACAATGTGGACTAAGAAACGATTATTAAAACCTGTATATCTTCTAAAAGAAAAACACGCTAGTATTATAAATAAAGATATACATAATTAAATTTTGTTAATAACATTTTATTACTTATATTAGCATTATTAACAAACGTACATTAATTTACTGAGATTAGGCAAAACGCATAGGGAGACAAGGCGCATAACTTGGAAACGATGCTTATTACTGAATAGCGACTGAAACTTAAGTAAGTACGCACCTTAGGGAGTGCTAGGGAAAAGATAGTTATACAAGCTCTATGAGAATAGACATACCCAAGCGAGGTATAGGAGTTATTTGAAAGATTAATAACGAAATGAAATCGTAACCTGTCTATGGGCGAACTTGAAAACAAATATGGCAGTTGTATTTGCAATAGCAATTAACTAATCTTAGTATTTAATAAACAAACTAAAAAATAAAATTATGTCAGAACCAATAAGTAATGAAATTTTTGAAACATTTAGAATTAGAGAAAGAGTAAAAGAACAAAAAAAAGCTATTAAACTTCTTGCAGAACAAGGATACACTATACTCGATTTAGAAAATAATATTATAAATAAAAATAATATTAAAGAAACTAATATCTAAAACAAAATGAGACAAAGACGGTATAGAAGCAATCAGGGTAGAAATCCTGCTAAAGAAAGAGCATCCTTAAAAATAGTTGCTTATAGTATAATTGGAATACTAATCACAATAATAATTTACTATGCCTATACCTAAAAAGAAATCATCAGAAACAAATAACGAATTTATTAATCGTTGTATGTCAGACCAAGTAATGATTAAAGAATATACGAATCAAAATCAAAGATTGGCAGTATGTGCAGCACAGCTTAAAACAAAATGACACTTTTTCAAAGACAGATATACGAAGCAAACTTCAATTATATAGGGCAAACATTAATCAAAGCATACGACAAGAAAAAAAAGAACAAAGAATCTACTAAGGAATTATCAAACCTTATAAAGAATTTAAATGAGATGTATATGTTCACTAATAATGCTTTAAACGAATTGCATATAATGGATTTTAAAATTAAATTAGCAGAATCAGATAAACTAAGAGCTATAGAAAGAGCAAGAAAATCAGAAAAACTATTAAAATGATACAACTACTAGACGGTAAAAACTATGACCATAAAGAACTATTATCTAAAATGGATGATGATTCTTTCTACTATGGAGAACTTAATAAGTTAGCATTAAGTAGCTCCTCACTTAAATTACTATTATCAAGTCCTAAAACTTATAAGCACGTTACTCAGTATGGAAATCCAGAAACACAACCTTTAAGAGATGGGTGGTTATTTCATACAGCTATATTAGAACCTCACGTTTTTAATGCACAGATATTTGTAGATGTTGCTAGTAAGAATACAAAAGCATATAAATTAGCAAAGGAAGAACACGGTAGAGTATTTACAATGCAAGAAAAGAATAAAGCTGAGAAATTAGCAGATGCTTTCTTTAGAAACGAACACGCACTTAAAATGATAACTGACTGTGATTTTGAAGTTCCTGCAATAGGCAATGTTTGTGGTTATCCATTTAGAGGTAAGGCAGACGTTCTGGGAAAAGGTAGAATAGTAGATTTAAAAACTACAACAGACATTAAAGGTTTTCCATATGCTGCAAAGAAATACGGATATGATGTACAATGCTATTTATACTGTGAACTATTTAAGGTGGGATATGAAGAATTCAAATTCCTAGTAATGGACAAAGGAAGTTTAGATTTAGGTGTATGGGATTGTTCAGAAGAATTTTATTTAGAAGGTAAAAGAAAAGTAGAGAAGGCAGTAGATATATTTGAAACATTCTTTATTAATGGAGCTGCATTAGATGACTACATATTGACAGGTACGCTTTGAAAGAACTAATAGAAGATATAGACATTATAATAGATGCTATAGATATGGGAGACACAGAAGATGCCGTAGGTATGCTTCAGGAGATACAAAGAGAACTAAAAATTAAATTATTATTATTATGAAAGAATCAAATGTTATAAAGCAATCGAGTATAGTAACTGAAAAAAGAGCTTTATATATTGCACAACAAGTAAATAAATTATCAGGTTTAGATGTGTTTGAAAATACAAGACAAAGAGAACACGTAGAAGCAAGGTCTTTAGTTTGTTTTGTGCTTAGAAAATATTTAGGAATAGGATTAAGTAGAATAGCTAACTTCTTTAAAGAGAACGGAAAGAATATGCACCACGCCACAGCACTACATTTAATTAGGAACTATGATATTTATAAATTATACAATAAGAACATAGATAGGTGGCTAGACATTATTATAAATGATATTGATGACGTGGGAAATGAGAACAAAAGAATCTTAATTAAACATCGTATAAAGTATCTTACTAATAAAGACATAGACGACTTAGCACTCTACACAGAGGATATGTATAATAAAGTTTTACAAAGAGAAGAAAGTATTTAAAAATTTAATTTATTTTTCGATATATAGATATACAATTTTGATTAATCAAAGTTTTTCAAAGATATGAAAATAGAAAACAGAGGAGGTAAAAGAGAAGGTTCAGGTAGAAAACCTAAGCAAGAGGAGGTACAATTAATAGAGAAACTTACTCCATTAGAACCTTTAGCATTTGAAGCTCTTAAAGATGGCTTAGAAAAAAAGGACTTTAAATTTGTTCAACTCTACTATAATTACTTTGCAGGTAAACCAAAAGAAACAAAGGATATAACTATAAACGAAGATGTACCTTTATTTATTGATTAATGTTTGCTAAAACAGAAGCAGTAGTAAAACTTAGAGAATTACACAAAAGAATAAGAATTGTAAGGGGAGGTAGTTCTGCAGGTAAGACCATAGCTATTCTAATGATACTTATTGACTATGCTATTAAAAACAAGAACAAAGAAATAAGCGTAGTAGCAGAATCAGTCCCACACTTACGTAGAGGAGCTTTAAAGGACTTTCTTAATATACTTAAGCAAACCAATAGGTACGATGAGAGAAAGTTCAACAAATCAACTCTAAAGTACCAATTCAGTACAGGGTCATATATAGAGTTCTTTAGTACAGACCAACCAGACAAACTTAGAGGAGCAAGAAGAACAGACCTATTTATAAATGAATGTAATAACATTCCTAGCTTTGAGGTGTACCAACAACTAGCAGTAAGAACATCAGAAACCGTGTGGTTAGATTACAATCCTAGTAACATATTCTGGGTAGATAAAGAACTAATAGGTCAAGAAGATACTGACTTTCTAACATTAACTTATAAAGACAACGATAGCTTACCTGCTTCAATAGTTAAAGAAATAGAGAAAGCTAAAGTAAAAGCTAAGACATCAACATACTGGGCAAACTGGTGGAAGGTATATGGACTTGGTGAGATAGGAAGTTTAGAGGGAGTGTGTATTCCTGATTGGAAATATATTGATAACATACCATATGAAGCTAGGTTACTTTGTGGAGGGCTTGACTTTGGTTATAGTGTTGACCCTAGTACTATTATCTTATTATACAAATGGAACGATGCTTATATATTTGATGAGATACTATATAGAAAAGGGATGCACAATAGAGATATAAGTAGATTCTTAAAAGACAATAATACAACTACTCACCTATGGGCAGATTCAGCAGAACCAAAGAGTATTAGTGAGATACGTGCTTACGGTCATAAAATATCTGGAGTAGCAAAAGGTAGAGATAGTGTGATATATGGAATCAACTTAATGAATCAAAATGAAATCTATGTTACCTCCAGGTCTAAGAATCTAATTAAAGAATTACAAGGTTATATATGGGCAAAAGACAAAGAGGGAAACAACATACAAAAACCTACAGGGACACATCCTGACTGTATAGATGCAGCTCGATATGCTTTAATGATGCAACTAGAGAATCCAAATAGAGGCAGATATACTATTCAATGAAAACAGTAAATTCTTTAAGTGGAGGTAAAACTTCAAGTTATATTGCAGCTAATTATAAAGCTGACTATAATGTTTTTTCTTTAGTCAGAACTAATGACAAAAAATGTTTGTTTCCAGATGCCAAAATAAGACAACAAATTTCAGATAGATTAGGAACTGAATTTATAGGAACACTTGAAGAAGATGAAATTATCTATACTATGTTAGATTTAGAACAATACATAGGTCAAAAGATTGAATGGGTTACTGGTAAAACATTTGATGAAATTATTGTAAGAAAGGATAAAAAGTATTTACCTAATGTTACTCAAAGATTTTGTACAACTGAAATGAAATTAAAACCAATATTTAATTGGTGGCAAAAAAAAATTAATAAACCTATAAAAATGAATATAGGTTATAGGGCAAACGAAGGAAGTAGAGCAAAAACAATGTTAAGTAAAACTAATAAAAATGGATTGAGTACATTTAAAACAATAGTAGGCAAAAGAAAAACACAAAACAAGTGGGCAGATATTGAATGGCAAAAACCTGTATTCCCATTAATAAAAGACAATATATATAAAGATACTATAGAAAAATACTGGAAAAACAAACCAGTACGATTTGCTTATATGAATAATTGTGTTGGATGTTTTCATAGAACTCCAGTTTTATTAAAACACTTGTCAGATAAACACCCTAATAAATACCAATGGTTTATAGATGCTGAACAAGATACTGGTTATAATGTTAGAACTTTTAAAAATGGTATGAGCTATGAACAAATTAAAAACAGCTTTAAACAAACATCCTTATTTGATGATGATTTTAATGAGTGTGATTCTGGATATTGTGGGATATAAAAAAAAGTTATTAAAATTTGTTAATTAAATAAATAGTTGTATATTAGCTGTATATTAATACTAAAACAAAACAAAATGAAAAAAATATATTTAAAAGTAGTTGGTATTTACTCAAATGGAGTACAAGGTGTTGTTTATATTGATGACATAAACATAGCTAGAAATCTTATCCAACAAGTAGGAGATGGTTTTATTGCTACACCAGATGGTATTAAAATACAATAGTAAAATAATTAAAAACAAAACAAAATGAAAGAATTAAACCCTTTACAAGCACAATACATAAAAAATTGTGAGTTACTGCAATCTTTAAATATGCCTACAGATTTATTCGATGAATTATATAAAATTCAATTATATGAATATAAAATTCAATTACATAAAGAGTTAGTTAGTGAAATAAAACAATCTTTAATCTAGAAGTTCAACAATTTAAAGATTTTATATAATGATAAAGAAATTCTTACAACAAGACCCAAACAACTGGAAATGGCTAATTAGCTTTTATGTTATAGCTCTAGTATTAACTATACTTTTAACAATACGTTTCTAAACTTTATTAGTTTATTGTTTGTATGCAGTCAGAAATGGCTGCTTTTTTTTTATGTATATGTCAAAAATAGCTTAGAAATTTCGATATATATATATGAAACTAGAAATCAATGTACCTAACGATTTAAAAGAAATCAAACTTCACCAATATCAAAAGTTCTTAAAACTCCAAGAAAAGAGCGTAGATGAGAAGTTCTTAGCTTCTAAGATGATAGAGATATTCTGTGGTTTAAAGCTCACAGATGCTCTTAAAATGAAAGTATCAGACGTCTATGCTATTACTGGAATACTAGGTGATATGTTTAATCAGAAACCTAAGCTAGTAAGAAAGTTTAAAATAGGTGATGTAGAATATGGATTCATACCTGACTTAGACCAAATGAGTTTAGGAGAATACATTGACTTAGATACGTACTTAGGAGATTGGGAAAATATACATAGAGCTATGAATGTTATGTATAGACCTATAAAACACAAATACGGAGAAAAGTACAATATAGAAGAATACGACATAGAGCATCCAGAGAAGATGCAAAATATGCCAATGGATGCAGTATTAAGTTCTGTGCTTTTTTTTTATCATTTAGGAATCGACTTATCGACAGCTATGATGAATTATTTGGAGGACAAACAGGAAACGAATTTAGTGCAATATCTCAATTCGGAAACAAGTGGGGATGGTATCAATCAATTTACGGTCTCGCTCAAGGGGATATTAGAAGATTTAAAGATATCACTCAATTAAAGATGCACGAATGTTTATTAATGCTATCATTTATGAAAGACAAATCAGAAGCAGAAGCAAAGCAATTTAAAAGTAAAATAAAATGAGCCAACAAGGAATAAGAGGATTTTATCAATTAACAGAAACAATAAAAACACAGCTATTATCAGACGATAATGTAAATAGTGTTACTACAGGAGATATAACAGAAATTGATTTATCTAAACAAACTATATTTCCTTTATCTCATATTATAGTAAATAGTGTTAATACACAGGAACAAGTATTGGCTTTTAATATAACAGTAATGTCAATGGACATTGTAGATGTAGATAAAGCAGCAGAGGTAGATTTATTTAGAGGTAACAATAACGAACACGATATATTAAACACTCAATTAGCAGTACTTAATAAACTTGTTATGATATTAAGAAAAGGTAGCTTATATACTACTAAATACCAATTAGAAGGCAATCCAACTTGTGAACCTTTCTTTGATAGATTTGAGAATCAGTTAGCAGGATGGGCGTGTACTATGGATATATTAATTGAAAATGATATTACTATATGCAGTTAAAAGAAACTAAGGACATATTAAACAAATTTGCAAAGTATGTGATACAACAATCACGTAGCAACCTTACTAAGGGCAAAAAGAACAGCTCTAAGGCACTTTATAATAGTTTAGATTATGAGTATAGGGCAACTACAAATGGATTCGGCATACAGTTTCTAATGGATGAATATGGTGTTTACCAAGACAAAGGGGTAAGTGGAAAGAAAAAGAAATACAATACTCCTTTTAGTTATAAAGATAAAATGCCTCCTAGTTCTGCATTTGATAAATGGTCAGTAAGAAAAAACATAGCTCCAAGAGATAAAAGTGGAAAGTTCATACCAAGAAAGTCAATAAACTTCTTAATAGCAAGGTCAATATTTAACAAAGGAATTAAACCTAGTTTATTCTTTACCAAACCATTTGAGAAAGCATACAAAGATTTACCAACAGATTTAGTTAAAGGATTTATAAACGATATAGAAATAACAATAGAATGAGTACAATAATAAACGCAAGAAGTCCCTATTATATAAAAGTAGCTCCTGCAACTGGAACACTTACTTCAGCTTCAATGAGCTTATATATATATTCAGGAACTTTTACAACAGACAAACCTGGTTCACCACAGTACACTATAAGTAAAGATATTATAGGAACTAATAACTATGTAATATATGAAATAACAGAGCTTATTAGAGATTATCTAAACACAGAGTATGCTAGTTTTGCTACAGACGGAGTGTGGGTAGAAGCAGATATAACATTAACTAAAACATCAGGAAGTGAAACACAGAATTTGGATTATCTATCTTTTG